GTAGACTTTGAACCAACAAAGATGGATGACAAAAAATATGTTATAAATCAAGACACTGGCGATTACCTTGGTATCGTGGGTGAAGGGTTCAAGTGTGCATCACACGGTGACTTTTACCGTAACATGTATGATACAATCACAGAGGAGTTAACAGACGGTGACATCGAAAACGCCAAGTACAGGTGGTCAACTGCACGTAATGGCGCATGGTCAATGCTCGACATTACTCTGCCCGACATGCAAGTACCCATCGTCACTGAGAAGATGGAGAGTAGCATAGGCAATCGTATCATTGCTTTGCATGGTGTCGATGGGTCATGTAGTAACCAAGTGTACTTCGGTGCTATTGATTTCTTTTGCACCAACGGTATGATACGTGGTGAGTACGATAAGGTACGTAGAAAGAACACCTCTGGTTTCTCATTGGATAGCTTCATAGGTGAACTACAACGAGCACGTACTGACTTCTACACAGAAGCAGCTAAGATGCAAGTGTGGGCTGAGACTTCCACAAAGTACGTGGACATCAAGTCATTGCTTGACGAGATGATTAAGTCTGACCGCAAGGCAGAGAGGATGTACCAGTTGTATCTACATGAGGCATCACAACGTGGTCACAACAAGTGGGCATTGTACTCAGCGTTCACTAACTATGCGTCCTATGATGAGCGTAATGGTTTCAACCTACGTAACACTGGCAATGACACACAGGCTATCAGCATGTGGTCACGTGAGCAAGAGGTATCCAAGTGGGTATCAGATAAGAAGTTCGTACAGTTGGAAGCTGCTTAATGGTAGCACTGCCCAGATTTGTACAGCAACGAGTGTCACTTTCGGGTGACACATCGTATCGCTTCAACCCACCACAGAAACTTGTCAATGCAGGTGTTGTGTCACGTGAAGAGTTAGGTAATGATCTACGTGTAAGTAAACAACTTGCAAAGGAGTTAAATAAACAGATAGATGATTGGAGAGAGGAACAGTCAAAGGTTGTGAACATCAAGCCAAGCGGCAAGGTTACTGACCTGATAAACTTTTACTATTCTTCTAATGATTTCAATATGTTACGTGATTCCACAAAGATTGACTACCGATATTTCCTCACTATATTACATCAGACGATGGGGTGTAGGAAGTACAAGGATGTCACACCTAAGATTGCCAAGGCAGCGTATGAGGAGTGGGTGTCACGTGGTGTAAGCTTTGCTAACCATACGGCTACCTGTGCCAGTAGAGTATACAACTATGCCATACAGATGGAACATGCAGAACAGAACCCATTTGCCAAGATCAAACGAAAGAGAAATCATCAGCGTAAGGTTGTGTGGACACATGGTGAAGTCAACAAGTTCCTTGACATGGCGTACAGTGACTTTGAGTACCGCAACTTAGGGCTGATTGTACACATGGCATACGAGTGGTGTCAGAGGCTTGGAGACATGCGTAATCTTACATGGGATTGCCTTGACCTCAAGAACCAACAGCTATCTCTGGAGCAAAGCAAGCGTAGAGCACAGGTGTTTCTGCCTATCAGTGACAACCTCAACGCCATGTTACTAGAACAGAAAGCTGACTTTGGTTTTCAACAGTGGGTAGCACCACATCCAAAGCCAAGGTCAGGTAAGTTTGAGCCGTATGCTATGGAGAGACTGTCCAAGGTTGGACGTAAGGTAATGAGACTGGCTAAACTGTCAGAGGAACTACGCCTTATGGACATACGTAGGACTGGTGTAACAGAAATGGTAGACAAGGGTGTGCCTTTGCCACAAATTATGGCAGTGACTGGGCATACACATGTGTCTTCTGTGAAACCATATATGAAGCATACATATGAAAGTGCAAATAATGCCTTGACACAGAGAGATACTTATGTACAATCGAGTGTAACGAGTAACATGGAAAGTGATATATAATGAATATAAAACAATACATAAGTGATCTAGACATTAGTAATGGTGATACTAAACGTACTAACTGCCCTGTTTGTGGTGGAGTTAAGACGTTCACCGCTACTAATAACATGGGTCAACTTATGTGGAATTGTTACAAGGCAGGTTGTAGTGTGTCTGGTGGGTCACGTGTGCATCTAACTACGGATGACATACGTAACTCACTGGGCAGCACTGCACAAGAAACAGAAGCAGTACCCTTTCAGAAACCTGAGTGGATCGTCAAGAGTTACATCCGTATCAAAGACTTCTGCTACAAGTGGAGACTGTGGTCTGTGGAACAAGACTTATTGTATGATGTAAAAGAAGATCGTGTCGTATTTCCTGTAGTCCATAACAACATCATGGTGGACGCTACAGGTAGAGCACTAGGAAAAAAGTTACCTAAGTGGAAAAGATATGGAAAAAATCCCTTGCCTTATGTGCATGGATGTGGTACAACGGCAGTAGTCGTTGAGGACTGTGTGAGTGCAGCTATTGTAGGTGCGACAGGCGGTTCTGGATGCTCGGAGAGTGGCGTATATGTCGGGGTAGCAGTGTTGGGTACGTCACTCTCTGAGGTACATAAAAGGTACTTATCACAGTTCGATACGATTATTATTGCACTTGACCCCGATGCACTACCAAAGACGCTGCAATTTGCAAAAGAGTTACGTGGGTATGCCAACAAGGTAAAAGTATTACGCTTGACGGATGACCTAAAATATCGTAATCCTACCGACATAGAAAACTTAAACACACTAGGAGAAACATAAATGGAATTATCATTAATACGAAGTCTGATGGACAGAGAGTTCTACGATGATCATCGTGGTGCTAAATGCCCTGACAGATTATTCAGTAAAGATGTACGCAAGATCAAGCAAGCTATCGACAAGGCTATGGATCGCTATGAGCGTACAGTTACACCAGATGAGATTGAGGCATTGTTCATGTCAAACAATCCCACACTTACAACGGCACAGAAACAAGCGTATGGTTCTTTGTTCAACCAGATTAAACGTGAGTCACCTATGGGTGGTGACGTAGCACAAGAGGTGCTATCCAAACTGTTCCAACAGGTAGTGGGTGAGGACATTGCTAACCTTGGCTTTGACTATGTTAATGGTGACAGGAACAGCCTTGAACCACTACGTGATTTGCTTGAGCGTTATGCAGATGACTTCACACCTGACCTACGTATTGAGTGGGATGACATTGAGATTGATACGTTGCTCAACATGAACGACTTGGAGTCACAGTGGACATTCAACATCCCTAGCTTGACACGTAAGGTAGAGGGCGTAAATGCAGGACACCTGATTGAGATAGGTGCTAGACCTAACACAGGTAAGACCTCATTCCACGCCTCTCTCATTGCCTCTCCTAATGGGTTTGCCCATCAGGGTGCAAAGTGTATCATACTCTGTAACGAAGAAGCTTACCATCGTGTAGGTGCTAGGTATCTTACAGCAGCCACAGGTATGACAGTGCATGAAGTAAAGAACAATCCTGCCAGAGCACGTGACGCTTACAATGCAGTCAACAAAAACATCAAGATCAAGGACGCATCTGATCGTGACATGGCATGGGTGGAGTCAGTGTGCAAGTCATACAAGCCTGATATTGTGGTGCTTGACATGGGTGACAAGTTCGCCAGAACAGGTGGCTTTGCCAGACCTGACGAGGCACTAAAAGCTAACGCTATCTATGCCCGACAGATTGCCAAGGCACACAACTGTGCTATCTTCTACATGTCTCAGCTATCTGCTGACGCAGAGGGCAAGGTGTTACTCAACCAGAGCATGATGGAAGGTTCACGTACAGGTAAGGCAGCAGAGGCTGACCTCATGGTACTGATTGCCAAGAACCCTGTGGTAGATGGTCAAGAGGAAGAGGACACACAACGTCACTTGAATGTTGTGAAGAACAAACTAAGTGGATGGCATGGTGTTGTCCATTGTGACTTTGATTATAAGACAGCGAGGTACTTAGTGTGACAGACAAATACTGCACAACAAAAGGATTAGGATGGGCGTTCCTAGTATGTGTGTTCTTTATACTAGGTGTGCCTGTAGGTATGTGGTTAGCACTAGAGGGTGCGTCATGGTATAAAATATTTAGCATGATGAATCCCATGTTCTAGGAGATAGATATGGACGAGATAAAAGAATGGCACATTAATAAACGCAAGGGTATTTCAAAAGAGATACGACACATGACAAAAGAAGAACGACAACGTGCCAAAGAAAAAGAGGAGGCTAACAAATGTACACAGTCGAATTTGAAAAAGACGCCTCAGTAATTACATCATTAGATGAAACGAACAGGTTTGAAGATGTCGAGATGGTGATCGGTGACGATGACACTGTTTATTTAAGACAATATGAAAACAGTTTAAACGAACACCAGATTATTTACATATCATATCAACAATTGCTAGACCTTGTTATCTCTTTGAATAGTACAGAGGGAGCATTCTATGCAAAGCTAAGAGGAGGTACATTACATGACACATGAACTAAGACTAAAGACAAAATTATATAACCTGTTAGAAAGGTTAGACCTAAGTTATGATGAAGCAGAACATGCGCTAGGTTTATATGCACATAATAAAAGGTTTGACAAAGAACTTGATGCACATTATAACGTAGATAACGACATGATAGACGAAGACTGGGATGAGTGGCATCCCAACGATTTATAGGAGAATAAATGAAACTAACACTCGACATAGAAAACACTGTGACTAAACGTAATGGAAAGCTACACCTTGATCCATTCGAGCCAGATAATACAATGGTTATGGTGGGTATGCTAGATGATCTTGGACACGAGGACATTGTAACATTCGATCATTCAGAGCAACAACCTACCACAGAGGGGAGGTCTATAGTTCAACGCAAACTGGACGAGACTTCCCTTCTCATTATGCACAACGCATCACACGACTTGATGTGGCTATGGGAGTCAGGGTTTACCTACGAGGGTGCAATCTTTGACACCATGCTAGGTGAGTACATACTACAGCGTGGACAAAAAGAACCATTGTCTCTTGAGGCTTGCGCTGAGAGGTATGACCTTGACACAAAGAAACAAGACAGCCTCAAGGAATGGCTCAAGGCAGGTAAATCAGTACGTGACATGGATCACACTGAGTTATCAGACTATCTGTCTGCTGACCTACATGCTACGCAGCAATTGTATGACCGTTTGCGGAAACAGTACGAGGAGTGTAGCTCACTGGAAGGAACAATTAAATTGACCAATCAACTGGCAGTACACCTTGCACGTATATACCAACGTGGGTTTGCCGTTGACTTGGACGCTCTGGAAGAGGTGCGTAAAGAGTTTGAACAGGAGCGTGACACATTGACACGTGAACTAGAAGAACATGTACGTGAACTGATGGGTGACAGACCTATCAATCTTAATAGTCCAGAGCAATTGTCTTGGGTTATATATAGTAAGAAACCTAATGATAAAAAGGTATGGGCAGATTTGTTTGAGCCATACATGCCTGACGCAGACTACCGTTCAACGGTACACAACAACTCAACTAAGTTGTATAAGCAAAAGGCAAAGCAATGCCAGTCCTGTGGTGGTACTGGTTACACATATAAAACTAGAAAGGACGGTACACGCTATGCTAAACCCAACAAATGTATTACTTGTAATAATACTGGTTATATCTTTATGGACATCACTAGTTCAGTTGCAGGTTTAAAGTTCAATGCCCCAACTGCAAAATGGACTTCAGCTAACGGTTTCGCCACAAGCAAGGACAGACTTGTATACCTTGAAGGTGTGGCTAGACAACGTGATATGCAAGACGCAGTTCACTTCCTACAGCGAGTGCGTAGGTTGTCTGCTGTTGACACATATCTCTCAAGCTTTGTGGAAGGTATCCACAATTATGTAAAGCAAGATGGTAAGCTGCACGTTAGCTTGCTACAACACAGGACTGCCACTGGTAGATTATCAGGGGCTAATCCTAACATGCAGAATATGCCTCGTGGGGGTACGTTCCCAGTCAAGCGAGTGTTCAAGTCACGATGGGATGGCGGCAAGATAATTGAGGCTGACTTTGCTCAGTTAGAATTTAGAGTTGCTGCGTTTCTATCTCAGGACAAGACCGCTATTGACGAGGTAACTACTGGCTTTGATGTACACAGTTATACCGCAAAGGTTATATCTGATGCAGGTCAAAACATTTCCAGACAGGATGCGAAGTCTCATACATTCGCTCCTCTGTATGGTGCTAGTGGCTTTGGACGTACCCCTGCGGAAGCTGCGTACTATGAACAGTTTACCAAGAAGTATTCTGGCATAGCTAGATGGCACAAAGAATTGGCACGTGAAGCATTGGGTACAGGTAAGATAACGACACCATCAGGACGTGAGTTCTCATTTCCAGATGTGGTACGTAGATCTAATGGCAGTGTGACATATTTCACACAGATTAAAAACTTTCCTGTACAGTCCTTTGCCACTGCCGACATTGTACCCATATCACTGATATACATTGATCAGTTGTTAGGTATCAATCAAATGCAATCATGCATAGTCAATACAGTACACGATTCTATTGTTATTGATGTGCATCCAAACGAGAAGGAGAAAGTACTAAGAGTAATAAAAGCTGCCAATGACTCACTGATTACTATAGTAAATCGTAAGTGGAATATCGACTTCAACTTACCATTATTATTAGAAGCAAAAATAGGTGATAATTGGCTTGACACAGTAGACGTGTCGTGATATAACTAAGATTCGTTTTAACAGAAAAGGAGAATACATGAACCAAGTATCAACAATAAACACAGGAAACTTTAACGCAATGGCTGAAGCAATGGGGATGTCTGTTGACACCCAACAAAGATCTCAGGCAAGCACACTTGCTAGATTACGCATCAACCATTCACCTATCATGGGTGAGGAAACCATTAACGGTAAGAAGGTTAAAGTTGAGGTTGTGTCTGGTGGTACATATAAGTTGGAGATACCAGATGGTCCGACTTACTATGCTACCTCTGCTACAATACGTCCATACCTACAACGCTTTATGTACAAGCGATTTGTAAAAGGTAGTGACACTACACCTAATCGTTACATCAAAACCTTGATGGCTAATGATTTAAACAATGACATGAAGGACAATGACGGTGGCTTCAACTGTGGTAAACCTGCAGGTTATATTGAAGACTTCAAAGCATTGCCTGAGAAGACACAAGATTTGATTCGTCAGATCAAACGTGTTCGTGTATTGTTTGGTACAGTGCAGCTACACAATATTGTGGATGACCAAGGTAAGTCTGTGGAACTATCACCACAAGCATTTATCTACGAGATTGAGAACCGTGATGCATTTAAAATTGCAGGTACGATCTTCAACAAGTTAGGTAAAATGCGTAGGCTACCTGTGCAGCATAACATAGAGGCAACCACAGAGGAACGATCATTACCAAATGGTAACGTGTTCTATCTGCCTACACTAACACTTGACTTAGGTGAAACACTTGAGGTGGGTGACGGTGAGCAAGAAGCCTTTGCTAATTTCATGGCGTGGATTGAGAATTACAATGAGTACATCAAGAACGCATGGAATGAAAATGCCTACAAGAATGATGATACCGACACAGATACGGTAGAAGAGTTCGTAGACATTGATGCAGAGGACTTTGCATAATGCACCATCCTGCTGAACTAGCAATACATCAGTACCTTGAGAACGCTGCCAACGGTAAGTCTTCTATGTCGGATGAAACAATCGACACAGTAGCACGTGAGGTAGCAGAGGCACTGAAGCGTCAGTTCGGTAGTGGTAATAAACGTGGCGAGTTCAGGTTAAGGATGTCCAACATTGGGCGTCCTACTTGCCAACTCTGGTTTGATAAGAACAAACCTGAAACGGCATTACCAAAGCCGACTACATTTGTAATGAACATGATGTTAGGAGATATAGTTGAAGCTGTTTTTAAGGGTGTTCTTAAAGAGTCTAATGTGGCTTTTGAAGACACTGATAAAGTTAGCCTTCCAGTGGGAGATAGTAATGATACTCACGTTTCTGGTAGTTATGATCTTATTGTAGATGGTGCAGTTGATGACGTTAAGTCAGCGTCAGACTGGTCTTACCGTAATAAGTTTGAGTCATATGACACATTAGCTAAAGGAGATTCGTTTGGATATGTCGGGCAGTTGGCAGGGTATGCCAAAGCTGCAGGTAAGAAAGCAGGTGGTTGGTGGGTAGTCAACAAAGCCAACGGTGGTATCAAGTACGTACCTGCTGACAACCTAGACATGGAAGCGGAGATGGACAAGATCAAACAGACTGTGGAGACAGTCAATAAGAACGAGTTCAAACGATGCTTCAAACCTGTAC